CCTCCAATGATAATTCGTCCTAGACCCGGAACATCTCAAGAAATAACAGATGCTAAGACTTTTTTGTTTTCTTCAGTTTTGGATTCTGCTAACTTTAAAGAAGAGACTAAAATTGGACTAGAACAAATGGCTCATTTGGGCACAGGTATATGGAAATGGGGTATTAGATACGAAGAAATCATTACTAGAAAGCGTGTAGCGACTGTTAGTAAAATAACAGCAGGTCCAGTAGGTGCTCAAGAAACGGCTCTATTACCTACCGATTCTCCCCCAAGTATTCAAACAAGTACGAGAATAGCTCCTAGAGTGTACTTTGAAAGCCGCGAAGTTAGCAAAGTTTTAATTGATCCTCATACCCCCGTAGGAGATATTCGTAAGTCTTCTTATGTTATAGATATTCGTTATATGGATTTCTATGAGATGAAGATTTTACGAGACGCTATAAAAGAACTACCAGAGGGTCATCCCGAAAAAGAAGGATGGGATTTACCACAAACGGATAGTGAACTAATGTCTTGGTGGATGCCTCCGGTAGAAGATACCCCCGTTCTTAGTACAGACCAAGCCACATATTCAGAGGGTGTTGTTCACCATTCAGAAAAGTTACAAGTTAATACTTCTCCTGATTTGCTTTTTAAGAAATTAGAAGTGTTAGAGTATTGGGACAAACGCAAACAAGTTCATGTTGTAGCTCGCAAAAAAGTAATAAAGTCTGGTAAAAATCCTTATGGAGTTACGCCATTCTTATCCGCTAATTGGTGGAATCGTCCCAAAGCTTTCTACGGAATGGGACTAGGGTTAATTGTTGGGCAGAACCAGCGCGTAGATCAGGGTACTATTAATGCCATTCTAAAGATTTTGTCATTTGGTGTCAACCCTATTTATCTCCGTAAGCGAGACTCAAACACACCCACACAAATGATAGGAACAGGGATAGGTAAGATATTAACAGTTGATACTGAGGTTGATAAGAGCTACAAACTCTTAGATATGCCGAAAGTTCCTGCCGAAGTTTGGAGTGCGTTAGCCGAATCTGAAAAAGCTACAGAAAGTAGCTCAGGTGCCGACCAAACACTAGTACAAGGTTCTACTGCTGGACCGCGAACCTCTATGGGTCGAACAGCCGGTGGTGCTGCTCAGTTAGGCGCTGCCAGTGCAACCCGCTTAGACGGCCCGTTAGATAATTTTATAGAACAAGTATTTAAGCCATTCTTGTACATCCTTGATATGCTTATTTTTACTTATTTCTCCGATTACGAGATATTCACTATTCTTGGCGAAGAAGTCGGCAAAGACTTTGAAATGGATTTCCAACAGTATCACGATGCTGTGTTTACCTATGAAGTTCTTGCAGGAGCTAGTTTAGCTGCTAAACGTACTATGAGTCAGTCAATGACTCTTATTGAGCAAATCTTCACCAATCCTAATATTCAGGAAATGCTTGCAGATATAAACCAAGAATACGTAGACATTAAAGTTATTCTTAAAATGTGGATGGAAGCCTCAGAGTGGAAGAACGTTCAAGACATTATTAAGCCCATGACCGAGCAAATGAAGCAAAGAAGGCAAGCACAGTCGCAAGCTGCTCAACAGAATAGTAAGTTTTCACAACAGAGTCAGCTTTTGAATCAAAAGGCACAATTAACTGCTGCCCAAAAACAACAAGACGCTCAAGACAGGTTCCAGAGAGACATTGTTGTAAAGGCTTTGTTAAATAATGGAGAGTCTGAATCATCTGAAGGACAGCCTAATACAACAGGGTTAGATGCCTCAGAACCAACAGTTGAATAGCGTCAGAGGAGGCGTGATTGTCAGATAGCTTTGCACCAGATACAACCTTAAATAGCCGGGAACGACAAGAGTTAGCAATGATTATTGCTCAACCCGGCTTTAAAGTTATGCAGAATTTGTGGAAATCTTGTGTATCATCTTTTAACTTAGCTCTTATAAATACACCAGAAGATTCTACAGATTTGATAGTAGCTAGGCATAGGTCCGCTAAAGTAGCAGCACAACTATATACGTTGTTTGTTAATAGAATAAACGAAGAAGTTTTTAATATAAATAATGCACCCAGACCTTATGATAAGCCATTAGATATTTCTAATGACTTAGATATAGGGGAATACACTAAGTATGGCGCAGACATAGAGGAAGAGGAGCCTTTTTAATGAGCGACGAGTTGAGCGTACAAAATACACCAGAAACACCAGTTGAATTACCAGAATTAGTCTATACCTATCAGCCTGAAGACGAGGATGGATTTCCTTTAGGCGGAAGGCAAGTTATTAAATATCGTACACAAGAGGAATTAGCGGATAAATTACGAGATCAAAATGTTCTATTAGTTAGGCGTTTACGTGCCGAAACTCGTAAAAATCGTTTAGGTACTAACGATGTTGAAAACATTCCACAAGAGGCACAAAGATACACTGGCCCTGTTGAGTTTAAACCTCGTGAGTTGTCTCAGGACGAGATTACGCAGTTATCTCATGAACTTTTAGACCCTACTACAGCCGTTGCCGCACAGCGTAAGATATTTGAAGCATCGGTAGGAGTTAGTCCAGAAACACTTAGCACTACTTTACAGAAGATACAAGAAGACAACTTACGTAATCGCGCTCGGTTAGAGGCCGATGCTTTTATTCTTGATAATCCCGATTATGTTAGATGCGACAAAAATACACAGGCTTTGATTCAGTGGTTACTTCGTTACGATTTGGACCCTATTAGGGAGAATTTCCAAAGAGCTTATGATACATTGAAGTCTCAAGACCCGCCTATTATTGTTTTGAGAAAAAACATAAATCCTACAGACCCGCATAGCGCGTATGTAGCCACGCAACCCGTACAACAGCCTACACAAAGTATTCCTGTTATTCCTGTTAGTCTTCATAATGGTAACTCTTCTAATTCTGGGACTCAGCCTACAGTTGCCGACCAAATTGTTTATAAGAAAGTTGTCAATGGTAAAGAAATGGTATTTACGGGTTTTGCCGCTATAGAAGTTATGCCTAGTGAAGAATATAAGCATAGAATCAACCATGACCCTGTTTTTGTTAAAGCAGTTAATAAACTGTATAGCAATGTTCCACGTGCTGTTCAAGTGCTTCCGGTGTAACATGAACTCAGACGAATTTATAATAGAGGAGTTTACAGGTACGGACGAAAGTATTAATCTTCTTAGAGGTATAGAGTACATTTGTCATGGTGAGACTGGTGCTCCTAAAGCATGGCTTAAAGAGAAAGCATCAAAAGGCAAGACTTGGGTTATTAAGAGATACGGCATCATAGTAGGGTTTCTAATAAGCGGTATTAAAAGTCCTTTAGGAGGCGGTTTTTATCCTTATGTAGAAGATATAGCTGTACTACCTGATTATCAATATAGAGGTCTTGGTAAAAGACTATTAGATACTTTTGAGAAACATTACGTCGAACGCGGGTTTACGAGCGTATGGTTACAGGTTAATGTAGAAAATCCTGCACAAACTTTATATTTTAAACAAGGGTATAGGGTAATAAATTTTAATGCTAACCTATACGGTCATGGACACGACGGGTTAGATATGTATAAAAACATTTACAAGTAAGTTTTAAAGGATAGCAGTCGGATTACTGCAATGCCGCCAACAATGCGTGAGGTAACTCTTGTGGAAGTCCCGCAAGAGTCAGTAAATATATAGTCGGATTACTATAGATAGCTGGCGCAATAGGACTGTAATAATGTCTAGTCTATTTGGAGGAATAGTTAGGATATTCTATAAGGAGAATAAAAAATGGCTGGATATAGTCCTGCAAGTAATAGTCAGAGTAATTTACCACAGTCCACGGTGCGATACTATGACAAAAAGTTCCGCGAAAATTTGAAGGCTTAAGGTACTGGGTCTTCTAAAACTTGACTAAATCGGTGAACATCTGTTATAATATGAATATGATAGAAAATACCGAGGAAAATAATTTGAAAGAAACGCGATTTGCTTATGCAGCCGGACTGATAGATGCTGATGGAAGTTTATATATTTCCAAATGTATACGTAAAGACGGTTATACCAGCTACGATCCAACTTTAATGATTCGCTCTACGCACCTACCTACTATGAAATGGTTTGTTAGCGTGTTTGGAGGAACCTATGATAAAACTGTCTGGAAAGATAAGAATTATAAGGACTATTACCGTTGGAAATATAGTAGTGACATACATGCAGCGCGCTTCCTTGATAAGATTATTCCTTATTTGTGGATAAAACAAAAACAAGCTTCTTTGCTTAAACAATACTTTGAAATGCGGTATGTAAATGATAAGCAACAAAGAGAAGCTATTTATCAACAAATGGGAGAATTAAATCAGAATTACTCCTTAACGACTAATACGCCAAGTTTACCATTAAAGGATAACCTTCGTAACGCATACTTTGCTGGTATGTTTGACGGAGAAGGTAGTTCATATATAATTCGAGGAAAGCAAGGTAAGCAGAGTCGTGGTAAAGGCTTTTATTATAGAGCTTGTGTGTGTTTAGGTAATACTTTTTTACCTGTTATTCAGGAATTAAAGAAAACATACGGAGGTTTTACTAGAGAAAGACCGCCCCACAACGGCAAACTTATGATGCACGAATGGGATTTAAAAGATAATCCTCTAAAAGAGCGATTTCTTTTATCCGTACTTCCTTATCTAAAAATAAAAATAGAGCAATCAAAAATTGTTCTAAATTTTGTTAGGATGAATGGAGAAGTTAATCCCGAAAAACGAAAAGCTATGTGGCTGGCTTGTTCTGAATTAAATGGTAAAAAGATAGAGTCTGATCTTATAGGTGACTATAAGAGTGCTACTGTGGTGACATAGATAGCCTAAACAATAATACAAACACCTTTCATTGCGTGCTCGGAACGCCTCGACCTTCCTACGAAGTCGGGTAACCAGTATGAAATGTTCATGTACGTGCCTTTCGCCGCTAATACTGCTCAGACTACCGAGGGTACAGTTGGTAGTGGCATTGCTGTTAACGTTCTTAATAACACATCAACAATCGGAGAATATGCTGATTATGCTAACTTCTCTAGTTTGTCTCTGGCTACAGCCATAGACTCGACTGTTGAAAATGTTGCGCGTGAACTTGCTTATCGTCTTGGTGAGTCGCTTAGCGCATTAGTTCGTGCTACTGCTGATGGTGCAAACGCTGTTGATTCTAGCGTTTTAACACAGCTTGGCGCAACTTCTACTAGTTCTTTCACAACCCTGAGTTTAACTCAGATTCGTAATTCTGTCCAGAGTCTTGCTGGTCGTTCGGTTCGTCCGTTCGATGAGTCCAGTAAGTCCTTTATTGGTGTGATTCATCCTTTTGCATTAGGTGATGTTCTTGCTGATACTAGCAACGATGCTCCTATCGACATTTTGAAGCACACTCCAGTAGGCCTTGCTCGTATGGAAGATTTAATCTCTACTGATTTAACAGAGATGATCGAACTTCCTAGCTCTGGTGTTCATTTCTTCCAGACAAATCAGGTCACTCAGACTACTAATTATAAGGGCGTTACAGGCTTAACCGCTCTGCGAACTTACATTTTTGGTCGTGACGGCATCTTTAGCATTAAGCTTGGTGCTCAGGGTGATACGGGTTTTGGTGATGGAGAATGGCGCAATATAAAATGCAACATTATGCAAAATGTTGAGCCAACGGTCGCTGATCCTGAAGGTTTAATTCCGGGGTGGACTTCCTAAACAATAACCTATAATTATTATAGGTACTATGGGCTGACCCTTGAAAAAGGATATCAGTAATCTTCTTTAATTGACTTGAAATCTGAAATGACAACAAGGCGGAAGAAAAGACTTGACAAAGCTTTTCACCGTGAGAGACTAAATAAGAAGACAACCTAAAAGGTTGAAGCGATAGTCCGATCTTATGGGAATAACAACCATAAGAGATTGATAGAAATATTCAATCCAGTATCTCCCAAGGTATGTATAAACATGAAAGCAATAGATAAAAACACAAAAGAAAAGGTTCTTGAATTATTACAAGCACAAAGAAGTCAGAAAGAAATTTCTACTAGGACTGGCGTGTGTATAGGAACAATCCAAGATTGGGCCGCAGAATGGAGAAAAACCGGACTGTTGGTGAGCTACAAAAGACCGGGAATGGCTTTTACAAATCAAGCTAAAAGTGTGTCTAATGGATACTACAAAAGTATTAGAAAAAGATACTTAGGTATGCAGTGGACCGATAAACTTGAGAAACGTATATTTGGTTTTAATAACCCTACAGAAGCGATTCATTATTATCTCGATAGTAATGGCGATCCGAGGGTGTGTGCGTATTGTGGCATAAAACCTAAAAACGGTAAAGTATGGGGATTAGATAGAATAGACTCCTCTATAGGACATATTCCGGGTAACCTTGTTCCTTGTTGTTCTACCAATGAAGAAAATAGATTTTTATCTTGTCAGACAAGCAAATCAAATTTTAATCTGAATGCTTGGATGACTGCTAGTATGTTTCGTGCATACGGTAAACCACTTCCAGAACAGGTGGTTTTAAATAGACTAGAAGAAGTTTATAGTCTAGCAAAAGAACTAAAAGATACTGTAACAGTTTGATAGAGTTCATTTCACAACGTCGCTCGGCCCTGATACTACAATTCGTATTCGGGAAATAGACGCTGCATCGGCCATTTCTTGATTAAGAACATAAGGGGGTATAAAAACCCTCTTATGCTGGTTTTTTATGCCAGCGTCTATTACGCTGGTTTGCTTTTTGTTCAATAGGGTTAGACCATCTTACATTGTTTGGTTCATAGTTACCGTTGTTATCTATGCGATCAAATTCTGTAACAACACAATTGGTAAATCGTTGTGTTAATAGGTTTAGTTTATTCATACTTTAATCAGTATAACACAAGAAGCATCAAAAGTCAAGAAATAAATACGGAGAAAACAAAATGAGTTTTAATTCAGTTTTTCATGCTGAACCTACTTTGACAGCACAGGCTTCCCCTTCTTTAGCTCCTGCTCTAGGTGTTGACACATCTACAGGCAATCTAAAGGTAAATTTGGGGTCCGGTTCTAGCTCAGGATGGGTTCCTGCTAATATTGCGGTTGCTAATATAGCGTTACTAGCACAAACTGCTAACGTTGCTAATGTTTTAACATACGCTGTTCCTTCTAACGCTGCTGGACAGTGGTTAGTAACATTGTATGAGACAGCTAGTAACACACCTACAGGTGCTACATTACCTGCTGTGACAGTTACTTACACAGATAGGGACACAAGTGCAAGCATTACACAGACAGTAGCCTCAGTTGGTTCTGTTAGTGCTAATACTACAGTTTCACAAGCAACCCTTGTGATTAACCCTGCTGTGTCTACTAATATTGTTATTGCAACTACTAGTTATGCTGCGGGTAGTGGTACTGCCCTTGCATATAATATCAAGGCTCGAATCGTTCCTTTGGGCTTTTAATAAGGAGAAAATAAAATGGCTTATCAAGCAACTACAGGTTTAGGTACACCTACCAAACTTGTTGTTACGGGCAATGGGGGTACTACAAAGAATCCAGCCGTAACTTTATCTTTATCCGCTAATACTTGGCCTACTACGTTTCAGCTAGAGACACAGATTCAGGATGTTTCAGGTGCGGAGCAAATTGCTGGTACAGCGTTTACGCTTACCGCTGCTGCTAATGCTTCGTCTCCTGCCGACCTTACTCTCAGTGCTGTTGCTACTTCGGCTGCTGGTGTTGCGGTGTATACGGGTACGATTACAGGTGGTGGTTCAAATGCTTACGCGGGTGCTACTTTTGTTGTGGCTGGTTTCGCTACCAATGCTTCTAACAACGGTACTTTCCAGTGTACAGCTAGTACGACTACTACACTTACGCTTAACAACATTGCTGCAATCGCAGAGACACATGCTGCTACTGCTCAGGATCAGGCTAGTGTGACGGTGTATACGGGTACAATTACAGGTGGCGGATCAAACGCTTTTGCTGGTTTTACGTTCACGGTTACTGGTTTCGCTACCAATGCTTCTAACAACGGTACTTTCCAGTGTACAGCATCTAATACGACTACGTTGACTCTTACCAACCCTAACGGCGTTGCGGAGACACACGCTGCTACCGCTACACAGCAAGAAACAACTGCTCTTACTTATGTTGCATACGGGTCTAAGACTCTTAGTGGAAATACTTATATCCCATCTGGTACTTCACAGCATGTGGCTACGGTGTCCGCTACAGGACTTATTACAGGTGTTGCGGCTGGTGGTATTGAGATTGAGGTTTCGTATCCAACGTTTAATAACACAATTGGTGATATTGTTTCTAGTGGTAACATTATGAACGGTCTTCCAATTAACAAAATCTATAAATCTGTTGATGTGCAGGTGCTTCCGTAATTAAATAGTTGAGCGAAAGAGGAGACGCGCAATGTCACAATACGAAGATAACACAGATGAGGACGCGCTTGTAAGCGTTCTTAGACACCAAAATCGAGCGCAGCGTAGTCTGGTTAAACAGCTACGCCGCCTTCGCAAAGAAGAAAAAGAGCACTCACATGAATTGTTTGAGGCTCTATTAGATACTGACCCACAAGCGGAAGCTGCGTTTAGGGAACTTTGGATGCGTGGTGAGTTTGATTGCAGTCCATCGGATTACCAAATGGTAGTCGAGGAATGTCTTAGAGCTTTAGCAGTCTATAGACGAATTTCAACCCACATTCCTGCGCTAGAGTCCGATTGATTTAAAAAGTTTTATACTAATATATGTCAAAATATGGTGGATTACCGGATATAGACTACTATTAGTTTTAGTAACTAGTTAGCACGGCCATGCGCTTAGTTACACTGCTATATAATAGGTAACGTTCATTAGCTAAACGTTTTTATATAGCAGAAGCATTATTAGTGAGGAGACTAAAGGTGCCAACAGCACAAGAAATACAAAGTTTACAAGGTACTCGATTAGAGGAAACGCCACCTTGGATGAGCTATGCGGCTGAAATGGGCGATAACATGTCTCCCGAATTAGCAGCACAAGTTGAAGAATACTCCCAAAAACATTACACAGATGCCCCGATTAGCTCACAGACTCAAGAGGAATTATGCAGACTACAAGAGGCTAATCAAGAATCTGCCAAAGAGTATCAGTGGCTAACACCAGAAGAATATGAAAACGTGGAAGCTAGAACGGGAACAGTAATTGACCATGCAGAGTTTATTCGTAGACTCCGAAAGCATGGAATAGTTTGTTTCTATAAGCAGCACCCACATCACGATAAGGCTGTATTATGGGTTTCTAAAAACGGACTAGGAGAGCCTGAAGTTGCTTGTTGGGTACAAGTAGGCCCAATGCCTGAGTTATCTATCATGAACTTCGATGCTCAAGGTATTCCTTTAGCAGAAAGGCGCAGAGGTTGGCGTACATGTCTTTTGCAGATCATACTAAAAGGTATTATCTCTGAGGATGACGCTAATAAGCTATTTGGCTACCCAAAGTATACAGAGCAGTTCGATAGATATAATTACACATTACACATGTTTAGAAATGCGGGTGGCAAGCTAAGTGAATAATTAAAAATCAGGAGGAGATAATTAGTGAGTAAAGGTTTAAGCGGTGAAGAGTCTTCAAATATAACAGGTGTGTTACATAAGACTCAAGAAGTAGATACAAATAAAAATAAGTTAGCTGCTTTAGAAGTTGAAGCTAAAGAGCTTGAGTTAAAATCGGCTAGACTTCGTTTATTGGAACAAGAGGCCAATCTTCAAGATATTCAGGAGCGACTAGCAGAGCGTCAATTAAAACGTGAAACAAAGCAATCTCGTAGTATTATCAACGGGCACACATTACGGCAGCTAGCAGACACAGACAAGGCTGTACAGGCTCGATGTAACCACCACAAAGGCGGTGACGGCGCTCAGGGCGTTGTTTATGGACAAGGACAAGACCCTCAATATGCTGTTCTTAAACATATTATGAGTAATGGCGATACATGGGTGCGGTGTCTACGTTGTGGGAAAACTTGGAAACCACCTATTCGAGATGCTAGGAACTATGATGGTACACCTCGCTATAAGACCGAAGAAGTTTATATAGAAGCTTTTATAGAGTATAAAACAGCTTGTGCGTTTCCTACTAGAAATCATACTAGTAGTTCTGGTCAGTTTAAATGGTCTGATAATGGTGAGTATTTCCGTGAAATGATGGATCAAGTTACCCTTCGTTAATAATTTGGAGACAATATGCCTTCTAGTGTTTCAGTCTTTTTTACTACAACGGCTCCGGGTAATTTCACCTTACCTCATAATCTAGGTGCAATACCCGGATCAGTTATTTTTGAGTATATTACTGGAGGACAAGTTTGGTTTCAATCTACTAGATATGATGCTAACAATTTATATCTAGTAGCATCTGATACCGGAGTTGAGTTTTATGCTTTAATTTATGTAAGTGTAACTCCTATAACACCGAGCGCCAGTGTTCCGGCCAACTCTACTATAAGATTACAAGAGGTAGTAAATGATGCTTCCTCGTTAGGCGACGTTTCTCCTGCTCTAGCAACTGGCGGGTTATCACAAGCCCCTGCTCTATCAATTGCTAACGACGTTATGCAAGCGTTGATAAACGGTGGTCCGGCTGGACAGCCTTATAATTGGAAATGGAATAGATTTAATATACCGCCGTTCCCCACCATTAGTTTGCAGCAAGATTATTTCATACCCGGTTTGGTAAATCTTGGATGGCTAGAAAGTGCATGGGCAGTTAATATAAACCAAACATGTATATCAAAGTCTAAGAATCAGTTAGAGGTTAGAAAAGACTTACAAGTTACTAACTTTCAAACTAGCGGTGGCGGAAAGATTTGTTGGTTACCCAATGACCAATTAATGACAGGAACTTGGGGCGCGGCACCATTAGGCCCAACAGCAGGGTTTCCTTCAGGTCAAACGACCGTAGCAGGTCCAAACCAAACGGGACAACAGAATCCGGGTCCGGGTGTTATTTATACCAACCCCTTACAGACGTTAGCAACACCTATTAATGCTTCTACGTGTATAGCCGATCAGTATGGTAATCTATGGGCATTAACGACTTATGGAACTTGTGGAAACACGCAACCCGCATGGACACAGTTTCCTACTTACCCTACGTTTAGAAATCCTTTAGCTACTGCTACTACAGTAACAGACGGCTCATGTGTCTGGACAGCAGTTAACCCTAAAGGACAAGGTATTAGATTAAACCCTATACCTCCACAAAACGGGGTAGTGTGGCTTATTCAGCCTATAGGACAAATGAGAGCACCAAGGTTCTTTAACCTTACGCAGTATCTTAATCCTATACCAGATGATTTTGAATGGGCGTTTAAGCAAGGGTTCTTCGCAGAATGTTATCGTAGAAACCCCGATGCAAAAGTTAGAGCGCGTTACCCACAAGAACGACAAATATGGTTAGAAGCCCTAGACCACGCTGTTAGACAATCTGATAGAGAAATGGACGATTACGGCTTTTATCCGAGTTCTATCATTATGGATACTGGATACGCTATTAATCAAATTACTCCGGCGCAACCTTTTGGACCGTGGAGTGGTTGGTAAATAATTTAGAAGTTACAAGACGGGGAGTATTCTTTATGAGTATTCCCCGTTTTTTGTTTTAGGAGATTACATGGCTTCTTCGAGCACTATACAGCTAAAAGATACAATACAATGGGCTAAGAGGTTTATATTCCAGCGGTCCACAACCTATGGTAATAATTTAGAACCTGCCATGACAAGTGCCAATTTAGTTCTACAGACGATTTTAGGAGCACCCTTTGCTTGGAGATGGAATCGTAAAGTTACTGGTTTTATAACAACACAGGGGCAGCAAGACTATACAATATTTAATTGGACAGCAACGTTTGCTGTTTCTACAGGTTGGGTATTAGTCGATTCTAATGGAAACTGTCAGAGTGTTACCACAGCCGGGACCACAGGTTCTACTATTCCTACATTTAATGCTACCAAAGGGAGTACGACTACCGATGGATCAGCAGTTTGGACTAATTTAGGGTCTATAAATACTCCCGTAAGTACAACATACAATTTTGATTGGATTGAAACTACATCAATTCAATTACTAAATCCTAACACACAAAGTCCTTATTGGAAAGAAATCCCTTCTAAGCTGTGCCTTAGTTTAGATTCGGCACAATCTCCCCCTAATTATATATCTGCACAATCAGACGATGGAAACGGTAATGTCACTTTTAGACTAATGCCCGTTCCCGATATGTCTTATCCAGTAGCTATAACCATACAGCAAAAACCCCCAATACTAGATAGTGTTAATGCTACTTGGACACCAATACCAGATGAATACTCGCGCTTGTATACTTGGGGATTCGTAGCGTTGATGTTATTTTTTGGTGATGATGTTTCTAGGTTTCAGTTGGCTAACCAAAAATTCATAGCTTCTTTGTTAGGAGCTAGTCAAGGGCTTAGTCAAACACAAATTAATATATTTCTTCAAGGATGGTCCGCTATTACAGGACAGCCGATAGTTAATGAAGACAGGGTACAACAAGGTACACAAGCAAGAGGAGTATAAGTTTATTTTATGAACATTTTTAAACATATTATAGGGATAGCTTTAATTTTGGCGTCTTTCTGTACGTATGCTCAGCAGCCACAAGCTACTAATGGACAGCCTTTGTATGCAGTTAATGCAAAATATACAAATGGTGTCGCTCCCGGTTATATGCCTTTGGCTGGACCTTTGTCTACTCCTGCTAGCGGAGCACTCACTATTACGTTAGGAGGCGGTACAGCGAATTGTGGAAGTATAGTACAATACCCCGGTTACCCTACTAGCCCGGCTTTAACATTAGCTGCTAATACTACCAACTACATATACTTAGATACAACAAACAGTTGCATACCAACGGTTAGTCAATCTGTTTTTACTGGTTCGCAAATTCCTATTGCAAAAGTTGTTACAAATGGATCGGGAATTGCCACAAATGGTATAACCGATGTAAGAACTATATTTAACTGGATTCACGGTAGTTCCACGCCGGGAGGCGCTAATGGTTCTATACAATACAACAATGCAGGTGCCTTCGGGGGATTGACCCCAGACAACACATTATACGAGGATGCGCCCGGTATTTTGGAAAACCATCCCACGCTTAATGCTTCTCAGGGCGGCGCTGTGACGATGGGCGATTCTAACTCAGCAGGTTTGGGGTTAGTTTATACGCAGCTTGGTCCTTACATTCTCGGCTCATGGGCGCAATACGTATGTTTTGACCTTAATGTTCCAGAGTCAGCTTGTTCCACGACACCTTACGGTCAGATTGCTACTAACGTAGCGGGAGATAGATCGGGAGACTGGGCTAATCGTGCGTTCTCTGGCTTCGCACCTTCAGACCAAGCTAACCCTGTTGTCGTGGCTCAGTATAACACTAACAATTTGGATGCGGAAACTAATGTAACTCCGCCATTGTCGCACCAATATTCTTTCGTTTCTCAAAGTCGTGCAGCAATGGTGCATATCGCAACTCCGATGCAAGATAAGTATCTGCCAATAGCTCAGGCTGTAACCCAGTCTGGACAAGCTATCTCTCTCGGTGCTAATCAGGCGGTAGTTACTATCGCCAACAATTATGTCCCGCACCAGAGATTGTTAGTAAGCGGATGCACTACACTGACTGGCCTTAACACCGTGGGTTGGGTAGAACTTACAGCCGCCACTTCCACAACGATCACTTTTCCTTATTTTAACCTAAATGCTACACAGTCGATTTCTTCCGATACCTGCGCGTTCACCCCAACTAACGTTTGGGCGTTAGGTTCGGGCTGGTCACCTTATCAGGTACTTGGTACGCCTAGCACACTCCCCGGAGCAACACAGGGCATATTTTACCAGACAGGTAATATCCTGACGTTTTCATGCTCGACTCAAAACGTGACTTTTGTTCCCACCGTTTACAGTGCGGGTGCAACAGGCATGACTGCCACTATTACAGTTAGCGGAGGAGTAGTCCAGACAGTCACACTTAATGCTTCTGGTAACTTTCAGCTTGTTAATGGCACATATCTTCAGATCGGCTCTGGTAACGCTATTGTCCAGACGGTTAACAGTCCCGGTACATACGTCACCACAGGGTTAACATTAATTTCCGGGGGAACAGGATACACGGCCACTTCTAGTGCGGTTATTAACGCTAGTGGGCAGATTGAACTTCCATTCACGATTACTCAGTTCGGTGCTGGATGCACATCTTCCACTACCCCGGTATCAGTAAGTTGTAGCAATGGAACAGCTTCCTCATGCGGTCAGTTCGCACAGGCTAGCTTCTCAGCTAACCCACAATTAGAGGTTACATCTTCAGCCTCCACCACAATGACTCTATCGGGTATATATGTGGGTGCTGGAGGAGATATAGAAGTCATCTATCCAGCAGGACCGGGCTTTGGCGGGTCGTGGCAAATCACCGCCGACGGTGGTAGTCCATTAACCGACACAGTGTTTGGCACATCGACAATATCCGAAAGCTATGCAGGAAATGATGGCTATCGGTACGGACCCGCTAACTTCGGCGGTACAACATCGCTTCAAGCTGCCCATTTCAAGGTAACCCCCAGTGCTACACACACTTTTGTCATCACTGCGACTAACTCAGGAGGTTCTAACGTAGCCATTGCGGAATTAGCTGTCCCTACGGCAACTCACAATGCTGGTGTTAATCCACCTAACGTGGTTGCAGGTGGGGCGTTACCGAACCAAAACTCTGGTGCTCCTACTTGCGGACTTACAACTCCAGCATTGGCAGGGTGTCAAGTTGTCTATTCTGACTGGCTTTCCACACTAGTTAATCAACTTAACGGAGAGGGCATGGTCGTTAAGTATTACGACAATCAAAACATTGACCCTGTTTCCGGTTATTTTAATTCTAGTCCGAATAACAGTCTTCAAAACAATATCGTGACTAACGCTAACAACGGGTTGCACATGAGCAGTTCCGGTCATAGTCAAGTTGCGGGTAATGCCCTAGCTGCGGCTAATGCAGCACCGGCTACCTCGCAGTTCGTGCAAGCCCATCAAGGTATCGAGTATGCACATAACAGTGCCTCCAATGGCTACTGGATAGGTTCGTACTATGGCAATCAATTTAGTGGAGCACCGACCTTTGGTAATTATGAGACACAGGGCTTGGTTAACGTCTATCCTCAGACGTGGGGCGATTGGTTCTGTCAACTTGCCAACCCTAACACCACTTCGCTTATCCCGCCAGTTGGTAACTACGCCATAACGCCGGATTGCGGATTTGGCTTTGAGGAGAACCAAGACTTCCAATCAGGCGGGTCGTCGTCAGGAGTATTACACAGTCTTTCTCTGCCACTAGTTTCGTCTCAGACCGCAACTAGTCACCCTATCGAGTTATCAGGCACGTATGGCAACCTCGGTGTGTACGTTGTCTCTTACACACAAGGTACGGGGTATACAGGCACCCCTGTTTTTACTTGGGTTTCAGATGGTAGCTGCTCTACTTATCCCGTCGTTGAGGCTTACTTACGAAGTAGCTCGGTTTCGATCACACTGCTAACGCAGGGTGTATGCGCTACAGGAGTTCCTTCTTATACACTAACTGGTATATCGGGCGGCTCAGGATTCACCTTTGTTGTAGCTAGGGCTGGTGCGGTATCTATCTCTAGCCAAATGCCGGGTGCATACACAGGTTCGGGCAGCGTAACTCTGACCGGAGGCCAATGCTCAGTCACACCGACATTGACAACATCGCTTAGCGGCGGTGGTATTGTGGCATCCATTAACAATGCGGGTAACTGCTGGATAGCTCCAACCGGCTTTACGGTTAGTGGCTATACTGGTTCTGGATTCACCATCACCACAGCGTTGCCTACGGGCGGTGACACATCTTCACGCTGGCAGATGCTCGTTAACGGTAACAACCTAACTTTGATGGAGCGTAACGCCCTAACAGGTGTTGCTTTACCTCAGTTTCAGGTGCTTGATTTATCAGGTGGAGGTTTTAAGGTTAACTTAGGCAACACACAAGGAATACAAGTAGGGTATGCCTATACCTTGGACGCTTCTTTACTAACTGCGAACATCACTGGCGTTCCGATGACGACTCTTACGACAACCGGAAGCGGTGCGGCAACATACACGGCAGGTACAGGTATCCTCAACATTCCGAATAACGGAACTGGTTTATCTGGAATGACCGCAACTCAAGTTGCAATAGCGGGGTCAGCATCAACCGTGACAAGCAGCAAGGCTATCCAAGGTACGGATACTAACATCTTATCTTCAGGTACTATTTCAGGTACAGGGGCATCTCTTTGTACCGATGCCAACGGTGGAGCTACTACTAGCGGTTGCACCAGCGGATCGGGCACTGTTACCGGGTCTGGTACTACGGGTAAGTTAACGGAATGGACAAGCAGTTCCGCCGTCGGTAATGCTCCCATAACAGACAGCGGAACAGCGTTGACCGTAACTGAAAATACTACGTTTTCAGGGAGCGGGGCTTCTAATATTGCTATAGGAGCAGACGGAAGTGCGGCTGGTACTATTAACCTATCAAATGGGTCAGCTAGCGCACATTCTATTTTAGGCAGTGCGGCAACTACAACTAATACTATACTATTTCCTGCAACAGTAATTGCTAACGGTGACTTAGTAACATGTACTACTTCGGGAACTACATGCACTCTGACCGATGGCGGTGCTCCTTCTACAGGCACAGTAAGTAGTGTCGGATTAACACTTCCCTCGTGGTTAACTGTTACTGGTAGTCCGATAACCGGAAGCGGAACATTGGCCGTTACAGGTACTAGTGAAACTGCTAATTTCTTCTTAGCTGCGCCCAATGGTTCGGCAGGAGCAATGACACCCAGACTTATAGTTACCGCCGATTTACCAACAGGTATACCTATCGCTAATATAGGATCGTCAGGACTTAGTGGTGCATCTCCAATAGCTATTTCGTCTTCGGGTGCTATATCTATTAGTGGTGTTGCCGGAGAAGTTCCAAACGGGACTTCTGGTACATTTACAGCTACTCCTACATTAGGTGCTTCTGGTACGCTAGGGTCACTTACATTTGGAAATGCTACTAGTGGTACTTTAACACTTCAAACTGTTACAGGTGCTTTAGGTACAGTTACAGCGTCTTTACCTGCTAATACAGGCACCATAGCGGAACTAAATTTAGCTCAAACCTTTAGTGCAAATCAGATAGTTAATTCAGCGTTCGGTGTCGAAGAAAGTTCGGTAATTGCCAATGCAGCCTTGTCGATTGGCACAGTTGCATGGGGCAGTTCTCCGACAAATGCTTACGCAATTTATGCTTTAGCTCCAACAGGCGCTACTAATAACTATCTAATTAATTTGTTTAATTCTGGCGGCTCTACTAGTGAGTTCAACGTTACTAGTGCTGGTGCTGGCACATTTAATGGAAACGTTACTGCTTCAAATGTCGTAGCTTCTTCTGGCACAGGCACATTCTTAAATGTGTCGCTTACTGGTATTATGACTTCTAAAACCATAGACCAACATGCTGCAAATAACTTTGGTGGAACATGTTCAATGTCCTCTAGCACAAGTTGCACTATAACACTAGGTACAACATACACAACTCCTGTTTGTGTAGCTACGGTACAAAGTACAACGGTTATAGCAGCAGGGTGTACAGTTAGCGGTACAACAGTAACGATCACAGCGGCTAGTAGTAACTCAGCAACATGGGGCGCGTTTGTGTTTGGCGACCCTACATAAGGAGTATTATGAACTTTTTTTCATGGTTAAAAAGTACGTTTAGTGAGCCTCTTCCCGATGGATCAGGCTCATGCTCCCGTATTTTAATAACTGCTATTATCTTTTTTACTTTAGGGTGGGGAACTGCCATAGCAAGTAAAATACATACAAACATAACCGTTGCAGATTTAAATAGTTTTATGGGCGCGGCTGGAATGTTTATCACAACTACTGTTACACCTTTATATCTCATTAATAAAGGAAGTAATGTTATTAATGCTAAAACAACTAAGGAGTAAGATGAAGAAACTTTTATTGTGGTTTGCTTTTATACTGGCTGCTGCATTACCTAGTACGGCGCAAAACACTTGGTACTTTGTAAACAATGCTCCTTCGGGCACTTGTCAATCTGGAACTGCTGGACAAATAACTATAACTACTGGACTTCTTTACACTTGCCAGAGCGGAACATGGGCACAAACTGGAGGCGGAGGCGGAGGTTCGGGCACTGTAACTAGTGTTGCTTTGAAGAGCACAACAGCCAATTTGTTTAGCAGCGTGGCCGGTACAGCGGTAACAACTAACGGGTTTCTTGACCCAGACGCGCAGTTAGCATTACAGGCCGCAAATTGTCATGTACTAGGTCCAGCATCAGGCTCTCCTGCGGCTCCCACATGCCGAGCAACAGTTAATGCAGATTTCCCAACCTCACTAGCTCCTACTTTTAGTGCGGCCAATCTAACAAATTTTCCAACATTTAACCAGAATACTACTGGAACTGCTGCTAACATAACAGCAACGTCTAACGGTACTTTAACTACTCTTTCTGTACTATCATTACCATATACACAACTTACAGGAACTCCTACGGTTCCAACATCTTCAAGTTGGCCTAATGCTGGAACTTGTACATCCGGTCAGTATGTGTCAGCATTAGTTAACGGTACTGTTCCTACTTGCGCCGTAGTTCAATACTCGCAACTAGGCGGCACAGTTACTACATGGAATCAAAACACTACAGGCAATGCTGCAACAGCTACAAACATTAGCACTAATGGAAGTGCTAACCAAGTTTGGGGAATGAATAGCGGCGGTAGCGCACAAGGCTGGCAAACAGTTAGTGGAGGAGGCTCTACTGGATCGTTAACAGGCTCAGGACTAACTACAGGAGATGTTTACTATGTAAATAGTAGCGGAGTTTTGACATTAGCTGAAGCTAATGCTTCTACAACTGTTCCCGGTGTTTGTGTGGCGTCTAGTGCTACTGTATGCGTGTATAGCGGTGTTGTTACAAACGGTTCATGGACAGCAGGGGGTATTATTTATGTGTCAGATGGTACTGCCGGTCTATTAACACAAACAGAACCATCTACAAGTGGTCATTACGTACAGATTATAGGTGTTGCAACGTCTACCTCGGCATTTCTTGTAATGCCTTCGCTTAACGTTGGGGGAATACAATAATGAAAAAATTAGCACTGTTTATAGTATTAGTGGCAGCGTTGTTCTGTCATAAGGCTTCGGCACAAGCTGTAGTTGCTAATCAGTGCAATGGTACATCTTTTGCTAACACAACTACAACATGTTCTTATGGCAGTAACATAACGGCTGGACATGTTTTGTTAGTATTTGGCTCTGGTAATGCTGGTGCCTTTACAGGTACAATATCAGGTTGTGGATTAACTTGGACACAAGCAAAACAAGATGCTACTAATGGTTATGTTAAAGCGTATGCTTTGGTAACAAGTACAACATCTTGTACGCTTACTTTAACTGAAAGTTCGACTCCTGCCGGATCAATGAAGCTAAACGGATTTGAACTTTCTGGAGTAACGACACCTACTGATTGTCAAGCGTATAGTACGAGCACAGGTGGAACTGCTGCTTACAATACTCCATCGTGTACTACAACATCTAGCGGTGACCTTGTTATAGCTTCTTTACAAATGGTTAGCAATAACGCACCCGGAACTATAACGGTTAACTCTCCTTTTACTGCTGTAACAATATCAGCAGATGTTAACGGGGCGTTAGCCTATGATGTACAATCTTCAGCAGGAGCAATAAATGCTACCTTTAATTTTGCTTCTTATGGAACGTTTGCTTTAGAAACAACAGCCTTCCCTAACTCGACTCCAGCAGTAGGAACGCCCACAGCTAGTATAGCGGCGGGTACATACACATATAGTTTACCTTTGAGTGTAACGCTAACAAGTGTTACATCTGGTGCTACGTTATGTTATACAACCAATGGAACTACTCCAGCCGCAACTACACCGGGAACATGTTCCACAGGAAGTACACTAACTAATGGTAGTTCAATAACAGTAAGTGTTTCACAAACCGTACAAGTGTTAGGTACTAAGAGTGGAGATACTAACTCTTCGGTAGCATCTTTTAGCTACGTGATTTCTCCAACATTCGCTAAATGGAACAACGTTTCGGTTGGTCAAGTTAAAGGTGGTATAAGCACTATAGATAGTAAAACTATAGGGCAAACTACTGGAAATTATAACGGATGGAACACACTAACACCGTGTCCCAATTTTTATCCAGTAGATTTTATTATAACAGGCAACGGCGTTACTCAAGGCACAGCGGTAACTACTAGTAACTTGGCTACAATGACCCTTGGAACTTATACGGCGTGGACCCAAGCAGCTACCCATCAAACAGTAGGCGCGACACAAGGACCAATTCCAGCTAATGTGGGAATTAACGGGACTACGGGACTTACTTGTATAACACCTACACAATCTTTAGCTCAAGATAACACCTTCGCTGGAGGTAACCCAGAAATCTCTATTGCAACTTTTACTACAAGTGCAACAATAGCTGTTATATCAGGTTTTATGACACCGGGACCGTTAAACGGAACTGTCGGTCAGACAGGCTCACTATTTGATGCTGTAGTTATTCTTGGTAACACTGCTTTGTATGCTGTCGTGCAATTAGATAGCGGATCAAGTGGGCTATCCTGCGGAAATATTTATGCTTATACTATAGAAACCGGCCCAACATCGGTTACACACTCAGGCTGTATAACAGTTACTTCTCAGGTACGAATTTGGTATACGATGAAGTTTGATATGACTTCTAATAAACTAGCAAGTTTAAATATATATGCTGTTAATGGGAGAACCTTTACACAAATAGGGTCAACGGTCACTATTGCTCTCGCTAACACTGATACACTTTCTCAAATTTGGGTTGGTAACCACGAGGCTGGAACATCTGCGGGGCAAACGACTTATATCGAGGATTTGATGGTGGACTACACAAACCACGTCTTTCCTAATATACCACATTAATAAGGAGTAATAATGGCAACTGTTAATCAAATAATTGGAGGTAGCTTTCAAGATAGCGAGGGTAATACCTTAGCACTAGGTTATCTTAAAATAAGACTAAGCCAAGACGCGCAGGCTAACGGAAATTCTCAAGTAGGGTCTTTGTATGATTTACAAATAAACCTAGATAGTTCCGGTAATGTTCCATCGTCTCCCGAAGTTTCTCTTTGGCCTAATTCTGCTCTATTGCCTAGCGGAACAACTTATACAATATCGGCCTACACTTCGGAGGGTCAATTAGTTTGGGGTCCAAATTCTCAATCTATTCCAACATCTCCAAGCCCCTTTAATTTAGGGGCTTGGATTCCAAATCAGTCTTAATTAAGGAGTAATAAATGCCTAATATCATTGGACTAGCGGGTGGTCAACCTCAGAAACCTACAAGATGGGAGCCTATATATACAGGACGTTGGAGTAGTGGTATATGGACTAATAGAAGTCCCTTACGTGACGCTGTTACTACACGTATCGTTGAGAAGTTTTATGGCGCGGCTGGAGATGCCCTTATAGATGGCTCAAATGTAGAAATATCTAACAAGCTCACATTAGTTCGTAGGCCGGGAACTTGTGTAGCAGATAGTAACTCTTATACTAGTCCAGATAGGTTTTATGATTTTAGGTTGTCTAGCCCTGCTTTAGAACAAATAGATGTTATGGTAGATCAGGCTAATGCTTTGTATTCATTGTATAATGGAACAAAAAGTCTAGTGTTTACTAAAAGCACAAACTCCGATCAATCTTATATGCAGTCTGTAGGTAATACTTTATATTTTGCGGACGGAATAGATAACAAGAAATGGCTTCAAAGCTTAGTAACTTGGTCTGCTAACGAAGCGTGGGGAGCAAATGGTAGTGAATTTTTTACTACCTTTTTAATAGACCCTAATAACAATATTCAACAGCTAATAGGTACGTCTCTTGTAGTTACTGGAATAACGATTGTTAATAATGTATTAACCGTTACTACTTCTACAACACTTACCAATTTACTGTCAGACGATGATATTGTTACGTTTCCTGCAACAATGACTGCTACTTTTCTTGAAAAACAAAGTGTAACTATTACAGGAGTGACTACTAATACATTTACAGCAGCCTTTACGAATGCTAATTACAGCGGATCGGAATCCTCTATTAGAGCAGCAGCTATAAATGGCGGAACACCTATATCAGGCGGTACAGTTCCTACTTGGGGAACAACTGTTCCCAGTTCTAGCAATAATTTTCAAGGTAGTATAACGTATGACGGTTCTGCTATATGGGTCAATCGAGGACAAACTGTAGAAAACTGGGGCATAGCTCCTCCCACAACAGTTTTAACTCCTACTTTAGGAAAAGCGTTCGCGTCTAATTGGATAGCAATGACTTCCTATTCTTTGGCAGGAGCTATTATAGATTCTAACGGCAATCTACAGCAAGTTTCAACAGCAGGTACTAGCGGCAGTGCTACACCAACTTGGAATACTACGCCATTTGGTACTACTACAGATAACACAGTAACTTGGACACTTATCCAAACTGCGGCTCAACTTGTTTGGCAACCCAGTTATAACTATGTTTCTCCGCTTTCTCTGACGCAATGCGCGGCTGCTTCTGGCGGAACTACTGTGTATACTGGTTTAATTCTTGGAGGAGCTAGTAACGCCCTTGCAGGAAATACTTATTTAGTAACGGGTTTTGCAGAGTTAGCAAATAATGGAATATTTACTTGCAGCGCATCTACTACTACTACGTTGACTTTATCTAATACAGGCGGTTTGGCAGAGGATGCTACAAGTACAGCCACCGCTTCAAAACAAGGTACTATACAATATGTAATAGGAAATGCGGCAGGTGTAAACTGTTTGTTTAAGTTAACCCCCGTTTCACAGCCAACCATATCCGGTAACGTTAGTGCTTATTTATACCCTGCTTCCCATATTATAGGCGTCGGGTCAGTCCAGCTACAATATCCAACTACGACCGGAAGTGCAGCAGCTAGTTACACTACTCTTAATAGTTTAAGTGCGTATGGTGACCCGCCCGGCTTTTTTAATCAAACAATATTATGGAACATTGTTAACGGGGCAGGAAGTATAGTAGGCACCGTTAATCCTTTTCCGTCCTATATGGGTGACGTTAACCTAGCAGTTCTCGGTAACCTCAGCTTCCCCGTAGCAGGTAATTATACAATCACTATCGTTCACCAAGATGGTATTGTCTGGGGAATGGGAGGCGGTGCTACTTTAGTAAGTGGACCCAATAATAACCAATCAGGTCAAACAGCTACAGTTATTAATGGATACCCTTTATTTGGGGGGAATAACCAATCTGGTCCTTTTACGGATACTTTTGTTATAAATATACCAACACCGGGTACTTATCCATTTGAGTTTGATTATGCGTACTGGTACCACCCCGGTCAAATATTTACAGTAACTTGCAATGGTAACACACTAGCAAACGGAGCCACAGAGAGCGGAACGGTTCAACCTAGTTGGCCGGGTTTCTCAACTTCTTATGCACCGGCTTATGCTAATGTATCAGAAGCAGCCGGTAGTCTATTATGGAGTAACATCGGCCCGGTATCCGATTTCGTTTGGAGTAAGAGTGTAGGATATACACTACCAAATACTATGATTGTGGATACCAACGGTTACACCGAAGCTCCTTTTAGATCAGGTGTCAGCGGAACCACACAACCTATATGGTTAACAGGAGAGTATAATCTTACAAACGATAACCCAAATTTAATATGGATTAATGAGGGTGGGGGGTCATCTTTACCATCGGGTAGTTTAAGTACGTTTAATGGAGGATGGCAATATTGTATAGCTCTTGTTAATACGCTAGATAATACAGTCTCTAATTGTACACCTTTATCAGTGGCTACGGGTAACTTTGTAGGAGTCGAAAGCGTTACAATAGCAGCGGGTCAAGGACTACCAGCACCGTCTAATATAGACCCTCAATCAGACTATGTAGCTATATTTAGAACTACAGACGGTCAAGCTATACCTTTCCTTATACCGGGTGTATCGACTACTTATACATTGACACTACACGATTATTTGTTAAACGGTTACTCTGATACTACTCCAGATACAGGACTTAATAACTTGATTCAAGGAGCGATTCTTGGAGAAAATACTCCTCCTGCAACGGGTTCTAAGAATTTAACATATCACTTAGGTAGAATATTCTATAGTGTAGCAAACACTGTTAAATGGACTACAGGTGCCGAGACTCCCGTTGGTAACGGTATTAATGGCTCAGCACCCTTGAACTATGATACAGTTCCTTCTTTAGTCAAAAGACTTGTACCTGTTAGTAGTGGTTTATTAGTGTTTACTGTATCTGACGTGTATTTAATACAAGGACTAGGAACGTCTTCTAATCCTATACAAAATGCTGTTCCTG